CGACACTTGCCGTGATGGACGATGGAAGATATGGACTTGAAAATGTAATCTTGGTATCTCCGGCCGGCAATGTTTTCTTATAAATGTCTGAGTTTTTTTCTTCCAATGCATAGTTTTTCATCTCAATATTCACACCAGAGATATATTTTTCAAGAGATACTTTCGTATTTCCATTAAATTTGCGATCCGTCCCGACAGTGGATTTCACATATCTGTCTGGCTTATAAACCTTGATGGTATCGCTCCGGCTGTCATCCGCAACCGCACCACACGCAAAGCATACCTGTTGCAATGCCTTACGGCACGTCTGGATGGCTAAATAGCCACTTAAAAGTGTGTTACCTACTTCTTCATCAATTACATATTTTTTTATTCCTACTGTTGCAAATATTGCATTCAGTATCACTCCTGCACGGACATTGTTATATACCTGTCCTTCATAAAATGTATACTTATCTAATAACCCAACTACATCAACTAGCTTAAATTTTGCAATATTCTTTGAAAAAGAAAAATCGTCGATGAAGAATGCTCCCATAGGAATCATGTTTCCGTTATTAAACTCTGACAAAGTGACTTCCTGTGTTTTCTGCACACTATTCCATGCTCCGTTTTCGTTTTCTGCATCAAAATCATTATTCATATCAACAATTGAAATATCCGCTTCGTTGATAGACAAGGATGCAGATGTCACATCAATGTCCTCCTGCACCTTGGCTGTCTGGATCATATCCTTATCCCATACGATATATTTTCCATATAAAATATACTGAAGCTTAATATATCTCTGTGGAAAGCTTGTTCTTACAAATTCAATCTCAATTTTTCCATAATTCTGCCCCTGTGTATTGCAAACATAAATAAGGCTGTCCGGGTAAAATGTCTCTGTGATTAATTTTGTACCGGCGATTGTATACCATGTGATTTTCAGCTCTGCTGGTGGCTCATCTTCAAAATAAAGTGTGATCGCTGCGGATGTATGCTGCTCCTTAAATGTGATCGTGATTTTGGGATTCGTTTCAAACGTGCAGCCATCCTTTGATAATGCCTCGCTCCAGAATGCAATATCGTTTGGATTTTCCGGCAGCACACTTTTACTTCCATCAAGTATAAATTGGTTCAGTTCGAAAGTTCCATAATCGGACTGCTTCGTCTGATCTGCAAATAGTCCAACAGAACCTATGCTCTGGTTATCATCTGTCGTAACTGCAGCATCTGCAAGTGCGGTAACATCTATAAATTTCATTTCTGCCCTGCAATATGTTCTCATAAATGCCCCCTTACGGTGTCCTTGCTGGTTTCTTGCTCGTCATTTTCCAAGACAAGCCTTTATACTTCGCTCCGCTGTCCAGTACCTTTTCCACTTCGTCTTTAATAGAGGAAAAATACCCATAAAAATCAAACTGCTTGCTTGCATCCGGTAGTGATACATGATGGAATCTGTTCTCGCAATCCGTGATATGATCTATAAGCTTGTCATACATTTCTACATCATCGATCGTTCCGATTGAGATTGTATAATTCTTATAGAGTCCGATGCTCTCGATTTTAATGTCGCCGTCCTCTGTCCTCTCTGCATACTTTTCCAGAAAGTCTAGTGTCCTCTGGATAGACACCATCGGGATATTATATGTAATTCCATCAATGATAAGTCCTTGCGTGTACTTATGTTTCATCTTATCCCTCCGCTATCCCAAGTCTTATTTCTTCATCCTGCAAATATGGTAGATTGATTCTTGCGAACTCTTTACCATCCACCTCCAGTACTACTGTCTTTGCACCGCTGTAGTCCGGCATTTTGCTTGCAAGCTTTGATGCAAGGTCGTCCATCCAGCCGGTATTATTTTCAAGCGGCAGGACAGCTTCTCTTCCGGCTTCTCCGATTTCTGCAAGTGTCCTTCCGGTTGTTACGCCACCGTTGGCAAGACGAGGCAGCTTTACAGTAGGAATTGTTGGAATACTTGGATGCCATGATCCGCCACCCAAAAAATCAGGTAAATCAAATCCAATGCTGTTAAAGCCAGAAATCAATGAATTGATACCATTAATAACCCGGTTTACCATATTTTCAAACATCTGGATAACACTGTTCACAAAATCTTTTACTGATTTTTCTGCCTGGCGTAATGCTTTATCTGTGTCTTTCGTAAGTAATGCATGAATTGCAGCAAATACAAGTTTTACCCCTGCCAGTAAAAAATTGATCAGATCTAAAATAAAATCGACGCTGTCTTTTATATTCTGGCTCAGGTTTTCAATAATCGGCAGAATTACCGGAAGCACATTTTCAATAATCCATGCAATAATCGGCTGCAAAATATTTGTCCATAAATCGTTCAGTATGTCTATCACGATTCCAATTATTTCGAAAATATTATCGAACACAGGCTTTAAATGATTTTCATAGGTATCCTCAAACATTAACGCCAGATTCTGTAAAATAGGCTGCACATAAGTGTTCCAAAATTCAAGAAATTTTTCTATTAATTCTGACATTCCATTTTTTACATTTTCGACAAACGGATGAATGTGTTCATCGTACAATTCTGTGATTTTATCGGTCACATGCTGTACACCGTCTGATATAGTCGTTGTCAAATCCGCAATCACACCAAGAAGTCCATCCAAAGCATCTTTTAAAGCATCCTGATTTTCTACAAAAGGTGTCACGATGCAATCGATAATATCTTTTCCAAATTTTGCTGCATTCTCCGTAACCATCATGAACGCATCCGAAAAAATCTGAATCAGGTTTGCCGTGATCTGCTGTCCATTTTCATCCCCAAATACAGAAAATACATTTGCGAATGCATCTGCCCCCTGTGATGCCAACACTGAAATATCAGATGCTATATCAAACATGTCGATAATATAATTTTTTATATTTTCAGAATTACTTTCAAGATAAATAGATATCCCACCAAGAAGATTTTCTGCTATGGTAGCACCTATGCTTACTACAGATGCCGAAATGCTTCCAAGTGACCTTGAAAAAGTCATAGCAAAATTGTCAACAGATGCAGAAACTTCACTATCTGAAAAAATATTTAAAAATGAATTCTTTATGCTTTCTATACTGGATTTAATATTATCAAATTGTAAAGAAACATCTAAATTGCTCCAGGTTTCATCCCATCCATTTTTTATAGAAACTTTTAATTTTTTTAAATAATCTATAAATGGCTGGATTTTATCTGATAATTCTTTTCCAGTAGGGACTTCTTCATATAAATCAGATCCGCCACTACCAGTACCACCACTACCGCTCCCAGAATCATTTTTCTGCAATACATTCAAGTCATCAAAAGCCGCCAATGCTCCAGCCGCTTTTTTGGCAGAACCGGCTGTTTTATCAAGAGATGCCGCATAGTCTACCTGCTGCTTTTTTGCCTTTGTCCAAGTGCTTTTTCCGCTTATAGCCGCAATAAATCTATTCATAGCATTAATAGCATTTGTAAGCCATGTGCATAAGGTTACGATTGCTGGTGTCAATGCAGATATGATAGGCGCTGTCAGTGCTCCAATAGAATTTTTTAATGTAGCCGAAGCACTTGCCATTTCAGACATTTTTCCATTAAATTCAGAAGAATACTTCGCCATGTTCTGTATACCTTCTGTAAATGCCTTGGATATGGTCTGAGATACTTTCATAACCGCACCGAATATTGCAAAACTAATTACTGTCTGCTTTATTCGTTTCGTCATGTCAGATATTAAGCCAGAGGATTTTTTTGCCGCTTTTCCTACTTTTTCAATGTTTTTCGCACCAGCACCAATAGATTTCTCATTGGCAACTGTTTCTCTCATCTTCTGATTAAGAACTTCCTGTTTGCTCTGTACATCAAGAAGCTTTTCAGATACTTTGCTATATTCTTCTGTAGTTGTAGGATCTATAAAAGCAGTTCCGGAAGATTCCATTGCGGCAAGCTCGCCTTTTGCATATTTAATTGAGTTTGTTAATTCCTCAACTTCGTATTGCATTCTTTTAAAGGTTGTGCTTTTACTGCTTCCACCTGTTTCTAAGAATTTATCCATTCTGGCAAGAAGTTTATCAAGAGAAGCAGTATCTTTTTCTATCTGCATCTGCACAGCCTTATATTCCTCTGTTGGAATCTTCTGACTTGCCAGCTCTTTCAGTGTCTTGGATAACTTATCAGCTTCTCTTGCAAGCTTCTGAAACTGTGATTCCATCTGCATGAGCTTACTTGATGCTTCTCCATTTTCAATCAACGTTTTTATTCTGATTTCGCCATCATATTCAGCCATGCTAAAACCCTCATTTCTTAAACTGTTTCAATGCTTCCTGTTCTGTTTCTTTCTGCTTTCTTATTTCTTCCATCATGCGATCATAATCGTCTATCTTTTCTTTTTCTTCGCTGGTATACTCTTTTTCTGGCTGTTCCAAAGCATATCTATTCTGTGCGTTTCTGATTGCATCTTTTTCCTTGGAACTCATGTTCTTTTCAATCTTCTTCTGTCGGATCTCAATTACCTCCATGAGAGAAGATAATCTTCTTGGCATATTCCAGATCAAGCCATTAAATTTCCACCAGTGCATATCTGCCACGGACAAATCAATTCCGTATATCTGCAAGAAATCTGCGTATATTCTCCATTGATCTACATCATAGTCAATAAAACGCTTTGTATTTTTACTACTGCCGGTATTGTCGTGATACCATCCGTTTAAATACCAGGAAATACATTCATTTAACTCATTGTGCTGTGGATGGTCTCTAAGTTCTCCGTATTCATCAGAGAACATAAGATAAAGAATAGAAGTTGTTTTCTCGTACTCATTCATTTCTTTGTCATATTGCAAAATATAAATCTGCATACCTATGCGGAAATCGGTATTTACTTTGTATCCGTTCCATTCAGTAGGCAAATTGTCCAGCATGACATTGTTCATTATTTTGCCCCACATCTTCTTACATTGTATCTGTTCTGAATCTGTTCAAAACGTTTATTGAAAAGCTTATTCATAACAGGGATAACCTGCTCTACAAACTCCACGATTGCAAGTTCATCCGGGACAATATCTCCGTAAATCTGTTTCATGGCATCTTCGCCAAACAACCCATCTATACTTTCCGTAATCTGCTTAAGATATTTTACACGAATGCTGTTCAGTTCTAATGCTGCATCCACATTCATATCATCCACATTCATATCGTCTTTGTGGTTATTTCTCCATTCGGCGGCTTCTTTTTCACAGTTTTGAGATATATTATTTAATTTATCAATTACACCTGCAAACTTCTTAGCTGTGTCTGCATTCGCTGTATCTACTGTTATAACTGTAATAAGATCTCCGTCTTCGTCTTTTATTGCAATTTTTTTTATGCCACTGCTTAATTTAATTTCTTCCATTTTTAACATCCTTTCCTAATGTGGGACACCAAGGAAAGGTAGGCATCCCACATATGCTAATTTTTAATTAACACCTATGCAATTGGGTAATCTTCATCCAAAGCCAAAGCACTTACTTTAGGTGCCCATGTGAACGATCCATCACCAGCAATAGTGATTGTTCCAAGTTCTACATCTCCATTTCCATTAATCTGGACTGTAGACTTTAAAATATCACCACCTGCTCCACCAGTGCTTGATGCACATACAGTTACTGGGACACGGATACAATCTCCGGATCCGCTTGTAATATCAGCTTTAAAGAAGCGATAATAATATGTCTCGCACTGATCTCCTGTTGGAAGTTTTTTAAAAACATCATTAAACACTGTCTGCATTTCATCTGACAAATGTTCTCTTTCTGGAGACATTGAAAATGCATACCCTTTTACAGAGTTGCTTGCATTTTTCATGTTTACGTACTGTGTGCTTTCTGTGTTAGGTCCCCAGTCTTCAGAAAGCTCTGTGAAACCATCACCCATTTCAGCAAGCTTTTCACTTTTTCCACCCATAAGGCTTCCAATATCCAAAAGTGAGACCATGTTAGTTCTGTCTTTTGCCATGAGTATTCCTCCTATTTTTTATAAAAATATTTAAGCTGCATATTAATTGCTAATTCTGTTGTTTTTCCATCTGCTGTACCGCAAAATACATCCGATGTGCGGTTGATTTGTTCTACAACAAAATTTTTATCCTTTAATGTAAATTCTCCACTTTCAAGGAACTTTGCAATATTTTCAAGCAGATTGCTTGCTGCAATATTATCCTTGTTTGTTGTTGGATTGCTTTTGTATACGATCTGGAACGTCATTTGTCCGACATAAGAACCGCTGACATATTTTTTCAAATAAACTGGATCCTGCGCCGGAAAAACTCCAATAGACTGAGTATCTTTTATGCTGTTCCATAAGATTGTTGAATTTGATGGTTTGAAACCGGGCGGAAAATCTGGATAACTATTTATCATATCAAGAATAGCTCTTTGCGCCGTTTCTGCATCTGATACAAGCATTATTTTTGGCTTTTCATCCAAATCATTTACCTCCAATCTCAAACCTTGGTATAAGGCTGTAAACACCGATAGTATTCACTTTGTAGCAATTCCCCTTTTCATTTACCATGTACTGGAAGAATTTACACGGATAATCGTCTGAATTAATTAATCCAACCGGCAATTCCCTATCAATGAGAAGTTCATCTTTTTTTGCAATCACTACGAAGTCAAAATCATTACTTCTTAAAGTGAAATGCTTTAACTTTTCTTCTTCGCTCATGTTCTCCCAGTCTGGTGGATTAGCATAATTCAATGTGCCATCATTCGGGATTTTTACAAGAAAACTATCTGCATCTTTCATTCCAGATTTGCTTATGTTCTCTGCCTGTGTAAGCTCGATTCTTACATTTTCAAATAGAGTACCGAAATAATATTCAGTTTCTAAAGTGTCGTTGTAATGCCTGTTATATAAAACCACGGCATCTTTATATCCGATTCCCATAAGCTAAACTCCCATGTACAAAAGGTTTTCATGCCTTGAATCAACCATTCCGGTTAGGTAATTTGATGCGATATCGTAGCACTTACTATTAAGTGCCATTTCTGATTTTGCAATTTCTACCAATGTCGAAGAAGATGCTCCGGCATCATAAGATACTGATTCACTTCCAGAAGTCATGCTCTTAATCATTTTCCCTTTTACAGTTCCGTCCGTATTTGCAATAACACCAAAGTTATTAACTGCCGCAGAGTACTCAGATAAATTCTTTAGCAATTCAGCTATTTCGCAGGTGCAATCTTTGATATTATCCCACCATGCTTCTTCTGATTCTGGCTGAGAATAAAACAAAATCCTGTTTGATGTGATCGCATTGATTCTTCTTTCTGCTTTTCTTTCATATGGAGCAAAGTCTTCTTCGCTTTCGAACAAACTTCCACCATATTTAGTTTGGTAATATTCAAAATCTACATATGACATTGCTCCACACTCCTTATTGCTGTGATAAGATTTCGATGATAATATCAGCTTTCTTTGTTGCGGTCAGTGAATACCCTTTCCTCTCTGCCAGTGCCTTGATTTCTGCAACTGTAAGAGAGTTTAAGTATTCTTCCGTAAGTTCCCCACTAGCATTTACCGCCTGTGTAGTGGGATCTATTCCCCCGGTGTAATTGAAACATTAGCTACTGCGTCAATGTACTCTGCAAAAAGTACAAATCCTAACAGTGCATAATTTACGCTGGTTGCGCGATCGTAATCGCCTTTTACCTTAAATCCGATAAGGTTTGTCTCTCCACTAACTGTGTAAGAAAGACCGGCTTTCTCAAAATCTCCGTCAGATGGATCTACGTAATAAGCAACAATGTTGTTTACAGGTGTTGCCAGAATTTTTCCTGTTGGGATTTCGTTGTCAGAGCAAAGGAACATAATGTCTGCTCCGAGGAATCCCTTAATATAGGTAAGTCCAAAGGCTGTCTGCAAAGTAATGTTTGAATCTCCAAGATAATCATAGAAATCCATCATATTTGCAAACACTGCAACTCCTGTAGCAGTTTTGTGCATTGTCTTGAACTTATTCTTGACAGATCCAATAGCTTTAGCTACAGCCATCTGGAATGTTTTTGCAGTGTTTGTAAGTGTACCAGTTTTCAGATAGTTGTAGAATTTTGTTGTAATTCCATCCTGCAGGTCTGTCTTGAACTCTTCATCTGTCATTCCACAAGCTGCTTCATATCCATGATCCTTGATAGCTTCGATAGAAACTTCTTTTGCATATTTTTCAAGAGTAATCTCTGCATAAGGTTTTTCTTTTACATCGTAATGTGTTCTTGGAATCACATCGCCTTCTGCTACAGTCCCACTCTCTAACGTTCCTTCTGCATATTTGCTTTTAAGAACAGTTCCCGGATTTTTTTTAATTGCTCTTGAAATTCCAAGAATTTCTCTTAAAGCTTCCCAGTTTCTTTCAAAAGATGTAACAAAATCAATTTCCCTTGCCGTTACATCAATGTCTCCTGTTGCAATCAGTCCTGCGTTTGCTGCAAAAAACTGCAAATTTGTGTTCATCGTTAATCTGTTTTTGTTCATATAAAACTCCTTTACTGTTGGAATAAAGAAATGTTTTCGGCAATTGCTTTCTGACGTTCTGATCTATCTTTGATAGATAAAATGCTCTCTCTTGTTGTAGGCTTATCACCACCGGAATTGTTTTCATTCGGTTTTGTAAAATACGCCTTTGGATTCGGCTGATTCTGCTTATTTACAAATGCATTTGCATCTGTCTTTTTAGCTTCCTCAATAAGATCACTGAACCCTATCAGTTTTCCATTTCTTACGCTTACGCCTTTGGAAATATCTTCCATAATGGCTTTCTTTGCAGATTCAGAAGTAAACTCGATTTCCGCAAATGCTTCTTTCAAAAGTTCATTCTTCTCATGCTCTGCGATTTTAGCTTCGTAATCTTTTTTGGAATCCTCTGCCTGTCTCTTCCAGTCATCACGCTCTTTTAAAATGTCTTCCAGGCTTTTTCCATCCAACCCTTTGAGCATTTTCTCTGCTGATTCTGCCCGGTTTTTCCACTGTTCGGATTCTGATGAAGCTTTTTTAACTTTGTCTTCCATTTCTTCTTTGGAATACAGCTCTTCACTCATACTCTTTTTAAGAGATTCTTTCTGTTCGTCTGAAATTTCAATTCCGAGTTTCTTTAATTCTTTTGCTACGTTTACCATGTTTCTACCTCTTTCTTTCCAAGTTGTTACTCCGGTCAGTCCGGCACGAATGAGTTGCTATTTGCTCCATAGCTGGCAATTGGGAATGAAGGAATCGAACCCTCGACAACCCGGATATAAGCCGTGTCTTCTTCCACTGAATTAATTCCCAAAAATAAAAAAGCACGCCCAAAATAGGACGTGCCATGCATCATCCCATAACTATTCTAGGTTAGCGAACAGAATCCCTTTTTCTGTCCGGTACTTTTAATATTCTTTTCAATATATATTTTAAACTATTTTAAATAACTTTTTGTACCATTTTAAAAAGGGCAGATTTCTCCACCCCTTTTTTCTATTTCCCACCGAAATACCTTCTAAGTACTTCTTTTTCTTCTTCCACAATGCAATCCTTTCTTAATCTGTTGCACTGGTCGTATATATACTTTCCGTACTCTTCTAATTTGGCTATCATTGCATTTTTATTTTCCAATGTAGGATTTTTAATGTATTCTTTTTTAAGCCCTATATAGTCCTCATACTGCTTTATAACATCCATTTTCAATTACCCCATTCAAAATATCATCTGCTATGCCAACGACTTCTTTTCCATAAAGAGACAGAAAATCCGCTACGATTTCCTCTACATCTATTGGAATTTGGCAGTCATATGAAAATGAAGCGCAGTGTACCAACTCATGAGATAGAACTTTCTCTAACAGGCTTCCGCTTAATGCATTTGACAAATAAACCGTTCGTGTACTCCAATCTGTAACACCAAGTGTAATTGTTCCATCTGAACGCATTAAGCATTCACTGTTCGGATTTACATATAAAATATTCCATTCAACATCATTGATTTTAAACACTGCGCTCACCTCTTAGATTTTCTGTAACATCATCTGTAATTCATTTCTCCACATCTGCTTTTCTTCCGGAGCTGCATCTGATGTCATTTCAGTAATATCCATCTGCATATCTCGCAAATAATCTTTTCTTGCTTTTGCACGCTCTTTTTTATCTTCCTCTGAATTGCCATGATGGTTTTCTCTGGTCTCCATATAAGTACGTCTGGAAATACCGGCTTTTCCCTCTCTGGAATCCCTCTGATATGATCTATCTCCCATCATTCCTGTATCTGTATACATCCTTTTCAGATCTTTCTTATCCATGTCTCTCATGTGCTCTGCATCTTCGTAATCATCCGGGTACATGTGATAATATGGTGGCTCATCATATCCTCTTCGTTTTCCTCTGCCTTTCGGTGCAAATCTTCCATCAGCATAACGATACCGGTCGTAATATCTTCGGTCATCCCCATACTCTAAAAGCTTTTCCATGATATCTGCTTCGTCCGCTTCGTTCATTGCCTTAGTAATTGTGGCATGATACTCTGCTTCTGACAGATCCTTTATCATGTCGATCACTTCTCCCATTTCTTCTGTATTGACATTCTCAATCCCTTTTTCAATCTCACATAAGGATTTTTCAGCAAGGCATTCAAGCATTTTATGAATTCTTTCAATATGCATATACTAAGCCTCCCTTACTACAATTAAATTACTGTTCTGAACCTCGATAGTCTGTCCAGATGTATTCTGAACCGCTATTGTGCTGCAGCATCCACAAGGAACATCTACATAAACCTGTGCAGATACATTGAACATGTTTTCTACTGCCGCAGGTGTCACGATCATTCTTGTAGACTGTAAAGGTTCTCCGTCAATTGCGATTGCAAGAGAAATAGCTTCCACCGTTCCACCGGTTGGGATCTGGATATTTCCACTATAAGATACAAGAAATCTGGCTTTGCACTGGTTTGTGATTCCTCTTAATTTAACTACTCCGCTTCCCTGTCTGTGAACGATACATTTTGTTCCGCAAACCGGTGTCTCAGTAAATGCGACATCTTCTCCTTGCAGGACAGTCTGTAAAGCATTGGCTGTAAATTCTGACATGATATTTTCCTCTCTTTCAAAAATATAAGGGCAAACATTGAAGTCTGCCCTTTGTGTTTAAGTAATACTGCTATGCAGACATAATCTTGTCGATTAAGATACTTTAATTATTCAGTTGTCTAACATCCGCATCCATTATTGCAACCACATCCATACGGAATGTATGTGTTCGGGTTTGGCACCTGGTATGCTGGGATTGGTGATGGATTAACAGCGCTGATAATATGGTTTGTCTGTGCTGTCATAGCGGTAGTCAGAAGTGCGTTCTGTCTATCCTGTGATGCTGCAAGTCTCAAATCATTATTTTCTGCCTGCAACGTTGCGATCTTATCCTGGCATAAGTAGTCAAGTATCGCTCTTGTTCCGGCATTCTGGCTGTCGATAATATCTCTCGTGATGTTGTTCATGGTGTTCTGTAATGCGCAAGTGTTCTGCGCCATGTTGAAGTTTACACCCTGGATAGCTTCACGAGTTTCGCAGCAACAATTTGCAAGCTGAGACTGAATAGCATTTGCATTCTGCATTCCTGCTACTGTGTCCGCATTAATTGCCTGCTGAATGGTGTTAAATCCTGTCAGCATTCCGTTGTTTACTGCATAAAAGCCATCACAAAGACCATTTGTAATGCCATCAAGCTTACTTATGACTGCTGAATTGTCAAATCCTCTCTGGATATCAGCCTGTGTAGCCGCAGTTGCGGTATAACCGCCACCACCATTACCACCGAATCCATAACCGCCCCATCCACCGAATAAGGCAAAAAGGATAATGAGAACCCACCAACCACCATCGCCCCATGCACCATCATTACGGTTTCCACCAGTAACGGCGGCAATGTCCGCTAAACTTGGAGATGAATTAAACATATGTGTTCCTCCTAATAAAATTTATTTATACATAATCTTGCAAGAATAGTATCAATGTTTAAACTGGCTCATGATTTCTTCCGGGTTAAGGCCTTTTTCTTTGCACAAATTTCTGGCAAGCTGTTCCAGCCCTTTACTGTCTCCACGGTTCATCATGTCGAATGTATTTTTCATGATCGGATTATTTGAAAATTGAGAGTTGCTCATCATTTGACTTAATATCATCTTAGGGTTTCCACCGCACTGGATCATCTGCATTAAATTCATTCAGAATCGCTCTCTTTCTTTGCTCTGGTAGTCCTCTGGGACTGAGTTATTTTAGCTTCTATCTGGTCTAATCGCTCCATTATCGGGGCAAACAATGTTGCCGTGTCTTCTTTCGGTAATTCGTTCTGTTTTCCGTCTAACTGTGGTTTATATGTAACTGTCTGAATAAGCCCATTAGCACCCCACGATTTTATATAAACTTCTGATCCATCTGCTTTCGGGAAAATGGCAAATGGTGCATTCATGGGAACGTCATTCGCTGTGACTTCCTCAACAGAATTAACCATTCTTCCACAAAGTCCAGCTTGTTGCGGCATGATCTGCTGTGGGAATTGCTGTTGAATCTGTTGTGGCTGTTGATATTGAGGATAAGAATACTGGTTATATCTCTGATACTCGTACATAATAAACCTCTCTTTCTATCTTCATTTTATTATTAACAACACAATTGAACCACCCCAGTAAAACCCCATTAAAAGGACACAAAAAAGACACCCTTAACGGATGCCTTTAATGAGGGGAAAGTTATGTGAAATGTTTTCCAGTTACCTTAAGAATTTTATGTTGCATTTTGACGTTGATACGTCCTACTGTCTTCGTTGAAACATGCATAATTTCTGCACATTCTTCCAAAGACTTTTCTTTCTTCCGTAAATCAAAGAGCGTTTCTTCTGTCGGTGTGAAATCACACAATTCTTTTATATGCTCTTTTTCTTCTTTGGTAAAGCACGTAACAATGTTTTTCATTTGCTTTACCTCATTTGGGGAGTTTCCGGCTATGACGGTGAGTTGTTGTCTCGCTTGAGTTCCACAACATTAATTAAAGAAATGTGGATAACAAAGTATGTATTTGTACATCCTGTTTGTGTTATTCTCTGATTAATTCAGATTTCTTATCATATCCAGTCTCTTCAAGGAATTTATCAAATTCTTCTTTTGTCATATTATTTTGATGATACATGTCAACCACCATATCAAATGGCTTTAAATAATTATCCAATACATCTTCAGCATCTTCTTTTGCTTCCTGCATTTTCATATTGATATAATCTTCTCGTGTCATATTCCATGCAGTAGGGCAATCTGTGACAGTCGAAAATCTACAATATAATCCATTTGGTTGCTTTGATACAAATCCTGCCATATTACTCTCCCAGTTCTTTCAGTGCATTTACAATCAGATACGGTTAACACATTATTATAATAACATATTATTCCATTTGCGTTGTACCATTTTTTTCGATTTTATTTTTATAAGCCGTTGCTCGTCCATTTGCAATCGCAGACTGTTTTCTATTAAATCCAGAAACCTTCGTTCTATCGCCTTGAAATTGAAGATCATTATTCTTACAGAATGATTGAAGCCTTTTATTCTGCATTCGCAGTTTATATGCCAGTTTATCATATTGAGGTTGCAAGATCTCTTTTACATCTGTTTCGGCAATCATATCAAGTTCCTGTTTCTTGGTCATAATTTCACGCTTTGTTTTACGAATTTCTCTTTCAAGGAATCTCTGCTTCTGCTGCAAATCATAAAGTTTTTGGCTTTCATCTGCATTTATATTCACATTTCCGTTTTCATCAAGGTACTTATTTACCATGCCTTTTCGCCACGGACCATGTGAATGTCTGCAATTATATCCGTGAAGTCCTAAGAGATTTACAACAGTTCCCGTTCCGGTTTTAGGGTCTATGGTATAACCTGTGCTTTCAAGAAGATTCGGAAATCCCGGTTCGCTCCCAATTATTTTATATGCTTTTCCTTGCCAGTGATCGTGAGATGAAATCCCTGTTGGATCCTTTTTATCATATCTGGCACCCGGATGCGCTGATACTAGAACATACTCTATTTTATTTTGCGCAATATAAACGTTCGTCACTTGTGCCGCGGTCTGATTCATAGATGTGACGATGCAACATCTCACTGCCGCTTCAAGAGAACGCTTCGTTCCAGTAGGGTATTCTACCATAACACCAGATTCCGCATATCTATCCAGAATTTCGCAGACTGCACTGCTGTAAGACTGCATTCCAGATGCAACTCTATAATCAACCTCATTCAGCATGTTGAGCAAGTCTTTCTGTGTCTGGTTAATGGTTGTTTTTGTCAAATTATCAAGTTCACCAGATGTCTTTATTAACTCTGCATTCATTGCCAGAATTGCCATATTATTTTTTAGCGGAGATATAATATCTGATGCTGATATCTGCGTCAAGACTTCCTTATCATCTGAGAATGATGTCATTACACTATCCCTTAATAATCTGCGAACCTCATTTCTTGATTTTCCAGACATTTCAGATATTCTTTTTACAATCTCGGTGTTATGCAGTCCCATCTGTTGAAGTTTCCACAATTCTCGATCGGCAGTTCCTGACAATTCACCGGATTTTATCAATCGTGTTGCAATATCTGATATAATCCAATTTTCAAGATCTTGATACATTTCAACCAGTTTATCAGTTTTTCCGTAAAAATAATCCGGTCTAAGCATTATCCTTTTCCAACCTCTCTTTTAACAAGATCAATCCACTGCTTACCGTGATTTTCTTTTGCAGTTTCAAACCATCGTTTACCTGTTCCCGGTGTGTTATATTTTAATTCTGTTCCTGTCGGATACTTCTTTTCTCCACGATTCGCCCATGATCTACCGTCTGCCGTCAAATAAAGTTCGCCTACATACTGATAATGCGCATAGGGTGTATCTACTGTAATTAATCCGGGTTCTTTTATCTGCGTCTTGTTTCTCAAATCGCCCTGCTGCATAGGCGTGTATTTTCTCATGTCATTTACAACCTGTTCATCAAGGACATTCTGAGCATTTCTCAAATTTTCATCCATTCGCTTTGTATCAAGCTTAATATTAAAGCTTCCAATGACTTTATTATATTTTATATTAACGCATCCCTTTCTATTACTTATCTAAATAAAACTTAATTGTCTCTATCACAGTCTTTTCCTGCAACTTTACTTGAACCATCTCCGTCGGTTCCTGTTCCAGGATAATATATCCACCTTTTAAAATACCATTTTTAGAAAGCTCCGGTATCCCTTGAATCATTTTACTCCTCTCCAAACAAACCACCGCTGTTCCTTTCCGCATCTTCCTGCGCTCTCTCTGCAAACATTTCATCTACTTCATCATCATTAAATCCCTCGTATTCCTTAAGGTATTTACGCTTAGAATAAATACCTTGAATCATTAAATTATATGCTCTTGATCTGTCCTGTTCGAAGCTCGCAAGCAAATCTTTAAAATAAAATATATCTTCGTCCGGAACATCATCATCCAGTGCATCCACATAGCCGGAAGGGATTCCGTAAAGATCGCAGAATACATTGATTGCATAAATGAGATTTTTTAATGCTGTCTTTATGCATTTTCGAATATCGTTAATCGTCTCTACAGTCTCATTGTCGTCACTTTCAACCTGTGTCGCTGTCAATCTTCCGGATTTTCTGTCAAGGATAAACTGCCCCTGTGAGAATCCGCATTTTGTCGAGATCATAGAAAGAACGCTGTTAATGTCTGTGATTCTGTCAGAAGTAAGCATGGTCGGGACGTGTTCATCGATCGTACTTTTTGAATCAAGCCCCAATTTCAAGCCTTTAACGAACCGAGGAAGCTCTACTGTTGAGGCACGGATGCCGCCTTTTCCCTGTTTTGTCATGGCGTTATCATCAATGAAAGTAATGTGCTGCGAATCCTCAACTTCATTCCCTTTTTTACTCCATGCTATATCGAGATCTCTAAGCTCCATAAGTGCATTTGAGAAAATCGAGACACCTTCTGGAGATGAGTAGTCGATCGTGTTATTGAATGGTGTTTTCAAATAGGCGAACAGTGGCTTTTCTACGTTCATAATATGAACGACTTCTTCAATTGAAGACCACTCTGGAACGTCATGCAGTTCTATCTTTTTTCCAAGTGAGTTACTGCTATTTGACTTGAACGCTTTGTTCTGGATCTCGTACACGTTTATCTCTTCACCCTCTTTATTTTTTGAGGTCGTGAAATGATGGTATTCAAGCCGGTAGTAATACACTTTATCTTTTAAAAGTCGATTAATGAAAATGCATCCTCTGATATCTCCGTTGCTGGTCTTTTCTGTGATTGCGAAATCCCACGGCATAATATAATCTATCATGTTGTCTGGGTTCATTGAGCCGTTCGGCTTTAAGATGATACCACCAACTCCTAGCATATCTTCTACTTTGTCCCGAATAGAAGTGTCAACCATTGCCTTAATGCACTTATTAATAAAATCTGCTCTTTCTGAACCAGTTATGCTCACTGATAAATCCATGCAAGCTTTCTTTGCTGTGTACTGGCAGAGAAATTTTGCAAAATTTATTGTCCTGATGTCTTTTTTTTTCGAATCCACCCAAAAAGGGCTTCCATTAATGATGTCGTTCCATCTCTGCTGTGAGTTCTCAATCTCCGGAGAAGTGATAAACTCGACATTAAATTCTTTCTCTGCATCTGTTCTAAAAAACTTCATGATCGTCTCCCTTATTTTTTCAAAAAAATTCATTTTTTAATCCTCATAATCGTCGCTGTCTTCATCATCATCATCATAAAGACCGTCATTCCTTCGGCTGGTCATGATAATCCTGTTCAGTGCATAAATGTTTGCCATTATCGTATCCTCTTCTAAGGTCGGGTAAGCATCCGAGAATGAACCATCTGGAAGCTGCTCATGCTCTGCCTTTGTAAACTCTTTTTCTGTATTCGGGCAACGTTCTGGATCAATGACAATCTTATTGCATCGCTGAAGCCACTCCCAGCAGTAATCCCTTCCTTTTCCGCTTCCCCATCTTTTCTTTGCCCCGATCGCATTGAATCCCCAGTCCTGCATCTCTGCTATTCCGTCCGGTCTGGCAGAATCGCATATAATCTCGACATTCATAAATTTCTTTATCTTCCTGGCAAAGGTAGAGTTTTTACATTTTTTAGAATACACTTCGCCAAAAATATAAAGAGTGTCCGTCTCGTAATCGTAATAGTTCTGGCTGAACACCTGTGGGTGTGTGTATCCGAAGTCCAAACCGTGGTTTACTGTGTCAAATGTCATTAACTCCTCATCCGATATTTTTCGGATTTCTAAATTGTCAAAGATGCCGCCGCCTGTTCCAGTGACTTCTCCTAAGTAGTTATTTTTATAATATAATGGTTTATGAATCCTAAACCACTCCGCACGTTCGAAGAATCGTTTTCCTAACCATTTCACTGGGACATTATAATAATAGCTGTGACAGATCCGTGTCTGTGGCTTATTTTTACATTCTTCAGTGTACTCATTCATAAAGTTATTTTTTGACTTCGGAGGATTGAAGATTTTTATGTCAAGCGCCGGTGTATCTGCTCGCAGAAATGTATCCTCAATGTTATCCATCTGCTCAACTCCTGCCATCTCGTCACACTCTTCATGTATTAAAAGCTTTACATAGCCAAAAGGCACGTTGAAAGATTTTAAGCTGATAGGCTTATCTGCTCCGGCAAACATGACCATCTGCCCGGTTGGTTTATAAACCGCACACATTGGGGATTGTTTAAAATCCCAGTTATCCAGATCATTACACCGTATCACCACCTTCATAAACTGATTGTAAACGGATCCGCGCAAGTCAACCTTATATCGTCTGGTGTATACGATATGCGCCTGTGGATCCTGTCTAATCGTCTCATATGCAAGATTTCCCCAGAAATTGGACTTAATAGATCCACGCCCACCTTTCGATATGATCTCATGCACGTCTATCTCTCCGGCAAAAGCTTCATGCACTGTCCGGTATATCTCCACAAAGTCGGATGTAATGTCCGTGATCGGGATCGTCCAGAGTGCAGCTTTCTCGCGCTTTTCCTTTTCCTCGCGCTCGATTTTCTGCTTTTCTGCTATGGTCAGTGCCTTTTCCAAACCGTCCATCGCCTTAAGCTGATCCGAGAAATCCGGGGCAAATCCGAGACCGTCCACGACTTCACCCTTTGCAATTTTACTTCTTCGCTCCTGGATTTCTGCAAGCGACATTATATCCCGGTGCTGTTCTTTCTCGATTTGCTCCATTTTTTCCGCTATATATTCTTTAATGACAGTTTTTGACAGCAGTTTTTGTGCGCTTCTATTTGCTCCATTTTCGCTATATCCTGCGCTTATGTATGCCTGTGTGGCATTTCCGCCATTCTTTATATACTCGTCTGCAAATGCTTTCTGTTTCGGTGTGAGTTCTCCCTTCATCCGCTCACCGCCTTATAAATAGCAATCAAGCAGAAAATAACATCTGTGATAGATGCCGTTTTGAGAATCTCATAATCTTCCGTTTTCCATTCTTGTCTATTTTTCTTAAAGGTGTACACTGGTGTAATAATTCTGTAAATTGTGATCATGCGCTTCTGGTCTTCACTGTAGAATTGATTCTGATTTATTTTTATAATTAGTCCACGCTGTACAATTGCAGTTTGAAGCTTTTTAACTTTTCCTTTTAAATTTGCCAAGGCGCACACCTCCCATCATTTTACTTATAATTTTATTATAAGATATTTTTTAACTGTTTTTGTTCCATTTTTAGGCATAAAAAAAGCGGCTATATTTCAAGCCGCTTGTATGCTTTTTTAAAGCACATACATAATATAAAAAGTTTTTCCGCCATCTTCAACGATTCCCCAGTCTGCAACCGGGATCTTTTTTTCAATCATATTTCTGTATGCTTCCCGGTCTTCCTCTTCAACGCCCCATTCGTCAAGATAGTTTTCTAAATTCTCTTCCAAGTCTTCAATAATCATGGCTCCGTCTTTCAAATGCTTTTCCGCTTCTGATCTGGTGTCGCCGTCTTTCATTAACAGCTCAACTTCTTTTTCTCTTGTCATTCCGTTATCTCCTTTTTTAATTAATGAACTAGGTTTTTACTCGTCAATTTCCGGTAGAAATTCTCCGGTGTGTAATTCTTCCGCAACGATCCTGTACGCTTTTCTGATTGTGCCAGCTCTATTTACCAGATACTCCCAACCCTGCACGTCTTTTTCTTTCCAGTCGCCCATATAATCGGCTCTAATATCTTCGTCCAGATTATAAAAATCATCAATGTGTGTCGCGTGTTTTGCTTCAATTTCTGCAATTCTTTTCTGTAATTCCTGATAACATTTTTTTAACTCTTCCATCTTTAAATCCTCCGTGTATGTATTTTTCTTGTTTCTGATATTATAATACAATATTAGTGCTTAATTGTCAATACTTTTTTAGTGCTTATTTTTATTTTTTTCTCATTCTGTCCATTTTATCCAGCTCTGCAAGAATTAATTCCCGTGCAAATGTGCTTGTTTTTAATCCGTACGAATTGATTCGGTCTATCGTTCCCTGTGGAAGTATTATATTGATCCTATCCTTATTTTTCATGCATTTTTTAACTGCTTCCCTGTTTTTCACAGCTTTTTCTTCTGGTGTCATTTCTGCCATTCCTAAAATCTCCTTTTCGGTTTTTCTTCATTATATATTATTTAGTGCTTAATTGTCAATACTTTTTTAGTGCTTAATCAAAATGCACAATTTGCAATTTATTATTAGTGCTTAATTTTGTGCAATATGCCAATTGTTATTAGTGCTTAATTATGCTATTATAATATTAACAAAGGAACAGAAAAAAAACGAAAGTGAGGATTTGAATATGACTGGAGCTATTAAAATCAACGGAACATATGGAGTGAAAATCGGAAATTTACAAGTATTCACTTATGAGGGTGCTGTTAATGCTTATAAAATTTTCTGTGAGCTCTTCAATCGTGACATGACAATGGAAGCGTCAGCGGTTATGAGTGATGCATCACTCGATATGCACAGGATCGGTTTTACTTGGGACGAAATCGAAGCGATTGAATTGTCAGTATTATGAGCCGAAACGCTCCGTCTGGAGCGTCCACCGTGGAATGGTCGCCCGGTGCTGATGATGGCAGAACGCACAAAATGAAAGTGAGGAAAAATTTATGAAAACAATAGAAAAAGTCGAGATTAAAAAGTTAAGTTTCCCAGTTGGTAACATTTACAATTACCACGCTATGATTTTTAGAAGCGTTGACAACGGAAAAACATTCGCATATTGCGGATGCGGTAAATATTTCGCAACGTTTGAAGAAGCTGAAGCATATAAGGCAGAAATCGAATTGCAATAGTCGAAACCGCCGCCCGGCGGTCTGTAGGAACTGCCACACCTGCACCGATGAGACAGGGCACACAATGAAAGGATGGTTGATTTTATGATTGAAAAAATAATGATACTGCATGAATTGAAGCTTGCCGGATTTGACATTTCTGAAAATCTTGAAAAAATGTATCGAAAATATGGGAAAGAAGAATTTCAGAGAGCAGCACTTACTAGCGGCTACGGTTTTATTTTAAAATAATAAAGAATGTGGAGGAATTGGACGTATGAAAGAATTTAAGGTACATTATAGTTATTTAAGCGGACACGGATTTTTTACAATGACTATAAAGGCAGAAAGTCAAAGCGATGCTAAAAGAATTGCTACCGAAATTTTAGACACAAGAATTTTTAAACTGATTTAACCGCCGCAGAGGATGACCGCCGGATCACTTCCGGCGGTTTTTTTGTGTGCGGATTTTTTTATATCCAGCATCTGCCTTGCATATTTTTACAATACAGGCATTTTTATGCGTTCGTGCTATATTTTATCCTATGCGTGAGAAAAACTTGTCTATGCGTGAATTTTAAAATAATATGCGTGGTCTATGCGTGAATCAAAGCATTATGCGTAACTGTCCGTTGCTTTCTTCTTCGTACAAGCTCCGGCTGTTGAGCATCCTTAATGCCATTTTCTTTTTTCTGTAAAAATGCGTGCGAGAAATCGGCATAATCCCATAGCGTGCTTCCATTTTGTCATATGAGATATTATTTAAAATTGATTCTGCTATTTTATCGCCCAGATAACTGTCTATGCGTGTGCATATCTCTATCGTTTCCTCTCTGCTCATTTTAAACATCTCCCCATGCGTGACAACTATGTTTCTTACAACATTATACCATATATCAGTTCATAAAAACACAATATATTATCTTATTCATGCAACATTATTATATTTTTATTCATTTAATCATTGTTCTTTGATATGTATTTTTTTACCGGCATATTTCAGCCGGCAAAAATCTCAATATTCAGTTTAATCAATTCTCTCAAAATACTCTTCCAATGTTTTATAGGTAATATCAATATAACCGAAGTCATCATCACCGTTTTCCAAGTAAAGGCGTATATCAGATTCGCCAACATATCCATCTGTATACTCATACACGCTACCCTCATGAATTGTCGCATATTCATCTGTAGGGCATTCATTTTCATCGTATTTTGGTAAATAAAACTCTTTAATACATTTATATTTTTGCATACGGCACCTCCACAAAATTCTAATTTTCAACTATTTCCATTTTGGATATAGTTCAGTTTTTAACTTTTTCCATTTTTACTTCATGGATTGTTTTTGCCAGTACCTCATACTCACATCTGTTTATATATTCCTGATTGAGCGGCATTGTCATACAAAATGGTTCGCATTCTGACATTGCATCTGTTTTTAATACGTGTGTATTCCATCCAATGACACGATCAATAACTTCCAGCGTTTCTGCATTGATTACATTAAATTCTCCATATTCAGCAACGCAAATATCAGCTGGATTTCCATGTGCTCTTAATCGATCTCCCTCGAATATATCGATTCCGTTCTTGTCCTTTAATCCTGTACATTGTTCAATAATGAATCTCTCCTTATACCTATCCGGATCCTGTATTATATCCAAATAGATTTCACTTTTAACCGGTCTGCTTTTTGGCAGAATTCCTATAAACACCATGCCAGCCGATAGATATTCTTTTCTATCTTTATCCCATACTCTATATTTTGCTTCCATCATTTACCTCCGTTAAAGTTCAGTTTATTAATCCAAGTAGTCTCTTATATCGTCAACGGAACTTGCAAGGAAGCTGTCAAAGACCTCATCAATTTTTTCAAGCAATGACTCGTTATCGAATCCATCATTTTCCATTTGGTCTGTAAAATTTTTTTGTTTGCATCTAAAAAGACCAGTTACTTCTCTCTCCCACTCTTTTTTATATAAATTCCCATCTACCTCTAATGTTTCATTTACACCATTTTCTGTTGTTTCAATACTGTATTTCATTGTTCTACCTCACTAAATTTCTAAGTTAATCCGCATAAGACAAATCATCTTTGATAAATTCTACAAACTGCTCTTCAAATTCTCCCATCGAAGATATGTCGAATTCATCATCTCCAAGTTCTAAAAAGGCTAATAATTCTGCCTTTAATGTTTCACTGTCCAAATTTGTTAAAAAATCCATACTCGTACCTCCATTAAAATCTAATTTACAACATTACCAGTTCACCCTTGTTGATAAGCGTACTGGCAATGCTTCTTGTTACGTGCGTCATAATTTCAGCTTGTGAATGATTTTCTGCAGCATACTTTCTAACAGAATCCAAATCATAAGAAAACCTTGCATCGTCAAGGTACTGTCTGATAAACCGTTCATTGTCTTCCGCTGAAAGCCTATGTAACTCATGCTTTTCTGTGAATCTACGCTTCACTGCGGTATCAACATCATCCATAAGGTTTGTTGCGGCAATAATTACGTGGTCGTTAGTAACTGCATCCAGCAGCTGTAATAAACATGTAGTGCTTCTGGAAACCTCTGCGCTTGCACCGCCACCACCGTATTCCCTCTTTACTGCCAAGCTATCTATCTCGTCCAACATTACAACACATTGTTGCTGATTGATGAAATTAAACAAATTAGTGAGATTTTTTGCAGTTCCGCCAAGATAACTGTCAAGCATACGTGAAAAATTTACATACAGATATGGCATTCCAAGTTTATATGCTACATATCTAGAAAAAGCCGTCTTTCCGACTCCACTCTCGCCATAGAGCAATGTTGCATTCAAATACGGGATCTGTTTCTCCATAAGCTGTAAACTCACATCGTTCATGTTCTTGATTAACTCAAATAACTTTCTTTCATCCTGCGTTAAATAATATCTGTTTTCCAAATATGTATTTGTCAGATCTTCCATCGTGGCAAACCCTGAAATATTTGCAGGAAGTTCCATAAGATTCATTCCACCAGATCGTAACAGACTCTGATATTTAGTGACTGCATAATGGTTTTTCTGAGTTGTATCCTCAGCGCAACAGCAAAGAGCTGCATCTTTGGCTTTTTGTATATTGTTTTCAGCCACATATCGCACTAAGGCAAGTTGATTTCTTGTCATTCCCATTTCACATTTCCTCCGGTAAATTCTAATTTAACTATTTTACCTCCTGCTCAATATTTAAGTTTCTAAACATTGCGCACATCACATCCACAACAATACTGTTTCCAAACTGCTTGTAAAGTTGCGTGTTGCTATTGACTGCTGCCATTTTGGAAATATCTTCATCAGATACTCCCATCAACCGTCCACATTCTCTTGGTGTCAGCTTTCTGATACGGTACTGCGTAAATACTTTTGAATTTGCATCTCCATGCGTTCCGGCAATCAGTGTGGGAGATATACCACTATCGGAATAAACCGTTCCGCACTGAGAACCATCATTTGAAATCTGACCTACTTTTTCAATCCGTACAATCTCTTGATTTTGTGCGGTTAATGTAGGACACGTATTGCCATTATCTTGCACACGCCCTCTTCTTGTCTGGCTTTCTGGATAGCTTGCGTCAAAGCATCCACCAACTTCACATTCAATAGAACCACTTTTTGTGGCCTGCTTAATCAGAACCATATTGTCCTTCTGCACACTTGTTAAACAGTTACTTGTGCCTTGCATATTTATTTCTAACCTCTGTTCCGTTGGACTTCCAGTAGTTCTATCCGATGGATTGTCCGGGTTTCTGCCACGCATGGCAACTATCTGGCTTTCAAGTATTTTCGGCTCTTGATTACCACCTTGCATTGTAATCAATGTCGGACTACACCCCCCCCCACATCATAAATTCTGTTGGTACTCTTAAATTTTGCTTCAAAAGATCCTAAAACATTTACATCTGCCATAACTACTCCTAAATCATGCTGTTCAGCTTTTACGCACCTTGCAATCGGATACACACCTCGCTGAAAATCTGCTGTTACTCCGGTGTATATACTACCTATTACTTCCATTCAATCACTCCATTGCTACCATAGTTGTCAAGGCCTTTATAGTCTCTTGCCATAAGAGTTACAGCTACATCAATAGGTTTTTCTGCCACCTCTCCCATATTTTTCAACAACCATGTTTCCGATTTGCTGTTGGTTTGAGATTCCGCAGTCATATCTTGCCGTGATGCAGTTTGCAATTTCTCTCTGTTGTGGCTTATTGATTGTTCCGTCAACGCATGTCTGTCTGTCTGTCTGTCTGTCTGTCTGTCTGTCTGTCTGTCTGTCTGTCTGTCTGTCAAGATTGTGCTGTGGTAATGTGCCGTTGTCAATCAACTGTTTTATCAGTTTGTCTGCCTTTTCATTGTTTATGTAATACTTCTCGTCCACATCATCTTCAAGGTAATCTTTTAGCTTCTTTTTTAATGGTATCGGCTGTGGAAAATGGTAGTTATATTCTCCCAAAAACGAAAACATGAAGCACCTTTCACGGTTCTGTGCAACTCCGTAGTTCTTTGCGTTCAAATCCTGCCAGTAGCTTACATATCCAAGGCTTGTCAAAAAATCAATCCAGTTTTGGAAATCTCCCATGTTTGCATCGGCATGGACTTGTGGAACGTTCTCCATGAACAGAATCTGTGGCAACTCACCGCCACCATCTCTTATTTCTTTCAGAATACGTTCTACTTCCCACAAAAGGCCGGACCGTGTACCACTTCCTTTTTTCATGCCTGCTTGTTTTCCGGCAACCGATAAATCGGTACATGGGAATGAATAAGTAAGCAAGTAAGTAAATACCTCCGTGTCGCAAATATTCAAATCTTCCGCATGAACCTTAGTTATATCCATTGTCGGAAAATCTGTTCCATGCACTGCGTTATAGCTTGCTATGGCATATTTATCAAATTCTACAACTCTATAATGCTCAAATTTTGCACCAATTCTTTCCAGCGCCATTGCCTGCGAACCATATCCGGCAAACAGTTCAATTAATCGTATAGGTTTTGTAATACGGATTGGTTCACGTATCATGTCAAAAATGCTTATCTGAATCATGGCATCACCTCCCCTACTGTTGTGCCAAATAGCACATTATCCCACAATCCGGGAAAATCTCTGTGTTCATGTTTCCTCTGTCCGGATCAAGTTCATCTAAGTAAACTTGTCCGTCTTTATCCTTAATGATTGAATGTCCTACTTCTCTTTCCAACTTTGCCCGACCAATGAATACCTCTGGAAAATCTTTTCTGATTCTATTCCAGTAACCCATACCGCCTTTAATGCATCCAATACAATTGTTATTTGGATATCCAAGGTCATACATCAAAGGTCGTGCAAAATCAAAAGTCCGTTCAAACAATCCATGTACCTCTTCTTTTGATAAATTCTTTTCTATGAGCGGAAATTCATGTTCAGCCTGTGGATTTGCTTCTATCGTCCGTTCGGCTCTGTCTCTTTCTTTAAGGTCAAATCCCCAGACATAGGTTAATTCGCAATCCTTATGCTTTTCTTCCCACTCTTTTCTCACCCTCTTTTTCAACCAATTTGTGCAAGGTGCAAATCCATTGTTCGCATCTTTGAAACCACCGAATACTCTTACACAATCCTCTACGCACCGGTATTCTTTTGATTTCAATATCTGTATTTCTTTGCCGATTGCATTCTCACAATCCTTAATGAATCTGATACTATCCTCGTGTTGGTCTGCAATATCAATGTAAATCCATTCATCAACATCTCCTGCTAAATATCCAGCCATAAAACTTGATATTCCTGCACTTACCCAACATACTTTTAATCTTTTCATGACAACCACTTAACAGATTGCTCTGTGTCCGTGGATAAGGAATTACGGCTCCCAATAGTGCCATACGACACCGCTAATTAAATTCCTTTTGTTCTCGCCTTTCTTCACCTTTAGGCGGTCAACCTTGGTCTACCAAGGCTTCTGTCATTACTCCTTTCTCATTCCATCTGTTTTTAAAATTTCATCTAAACAAGCATTCCAACCAAATCTATACGACGGGATAGGCTTACCTGGCTGCGGGTACTTCCCACACACTTCCATCTTCTCCGGCAGTTCCCGAAGTGGACACCAATCTGGTCTTTCGTATGTTTCAGAATCAACAATTCTTGATACTTCCATAGCCTGGCAACTGTCAATACCTGCATCCGCGTTACAATACAAAAAGTTGCAACCAAAACATGATTCTGGCATATCCATAACTAATACTGCTTTAGACATCACCCCCACCTCCTATTTTTTATACACTCTCCATGCTTCAAAGCTATTTCCTTTAGGTACATCGCAAAGCCAATACTTTGTACGTGTTTCTCCATCTTCATCAGTTCCAAAACCATAATAAATATAGGCTTCTTCTACCGTTAATTCGTTTACGTTACACCCATATTCTTCCGCGCCAATTTTTAAAGCTTCTTCCTTGTTGTATTTAATCGCATTGAAACCAAGTGAATCGTCGTCTCCGCAAAAACAGTCATAATCAAATTTACTCATATTCTCACACTCCTTCCGGCTTCTCGCATCGTTCAAATTCAATCACCCACACCCAAGGTGAGGCATTCCAACCGTAGCGATTGAGGTCGGATTTCTTAATGGTACTGTTCCAGACTTCTACGAACTTATCGACTTCATCATATCCTTCATCAGGACATACATCACATCCAAATATATCATTACAGTCTCTGCAATTTGATGGGTATATTCCCTCTTTGATACATTCATTATCTGTAATCTCCTGCAACCGCTCCACCCTCACATCCGTAACCTTAAGCCAGATACGTGCCGCTTCTTTCGGCATGTGGATTGACGGATGCCAAGTGCCTCTCCAACCTTTAGGTCGAAGTTCTCCATCAGCTTTGTAATAATAGATGGTATGACCACGCATATGACCTGCTTCATTGACTGGAAGTCCGCACCATGTTTCTCGAACATACAGGGTATCACCCGGCTGATATGGTACTTTTATGATACAAGGCTCATTCCTGCCATTGTAGAGCATCAGTCCATCTCTAATATATCCAGTCCACTGTGGATTTTCTCCCGGTAAAAATCTTACCAGCCGACGAGTGCAGGTCTTCCGTCCGTCCAGAATTGCCCGAACCATTTCTGTGTTGAATAAAATCGGTTTAATTGACATCTACTCCACCTGCCTTTACTATCTCGATTGCACCTTCTAAAACTTCAACTGCTTTCCTTTGCTGAAATTCTTCTGTTATAGTTCCATTTTTCTTTTCCAACTGCTCCACAACCTTGTCCGGGTCATAGGCGGTCGGTTGCGCATCTATTAATTTTAAAATTGCATCTTTAATATCATTAGTAAATACATCTTTATTTTCTACCTCATCCCAAATTCCTAAAATTTTTATATGTCCTTCTAATTCGTCCGCATCAATCAGTCTCATCGTTCGCCCTCCTGTTCCAATCTGTAGTTGCTTTCGTTCGCTCGTCTTTCCCTGTTCTGATGCCTCCGTCCTGATCCATGTACATCTCACATTCATAGCTTTTTGGAAGTTCTGTTCCACATTTCATACATTTGATTTTGAACATTACCCCAACAGCCGAATGTGATGACTTATTTGTAATGGTTAAGAACATTGCTTTTCCGCCACAGAACGGGCATGGCTTAAGGCTTTCACTCATTCTTCATCCTCCCATTTCAACTTTTGACCACAACTTGGGCAATAGGTTGAATTATCACTTTTAAAGCATCTCGGGCATGATGGACAAATCATTGCGTTTACTATAATTCTCGGTCGCTTCGCTGTCTGTTTCTCCATCGCCGCCCGGCATTCTTCCACCGTGCCGATTGCGCGGTACTGCTTCAGTTCTTCCAACCATTCAGCAAGTTGCTCATGTTCTTTTGCACATATAGTATTGCCATATGTAATGGCTTCTTTATCAACCGATTCTGGAATATACGCATTATCTTCGATTAGTCTTGCTGACATCTTTTGGCATTCAGCCACTTCTCTTGCGTGTGATATAGCTTCATCAATTGTCATAGTCACACCTCCAACAGTTCCGGGTTATCAATCATGTTGCCGATCACTTCAAAATTCTCTGAATCAAAATCATCCAGTTCCTCGTAGTAATCACAGCCCGGCTCATTCGTACACCATCCGTTTTCATGCCACACGACACGCTTTCTCGTCTCATCTTCTGGAAACTCAACGTCGATATGCCCTGAAAGAATATCATTCTCAAAAATCCGTCTGCCGCTTTTATCATTAAGTCCTGTGCACTGGCAAATAGTTGATGGGTCTATCTCGTAAACAGCTTTTTTACTTGCGAAAACCGGTTTAAAAATAAGCGGTCTTCCTGCAAGTTCATAATAACTACCAGACATCCATTCTCCGTCATCAATGCACTTTCCGCGGAATAAATATCTATCTTCCATCCTTTTCCTCCATTTCTTTCAGCTTGGCTTCGGCTTTTCCTAGTTCTATTCCGGCAAGGCATCCTCTAGCGTATGCATCCTCATAGCACCTATCTATTGTTGTATAAAATTCATCACAAAACAATTCAGTAAGAGGGCATTCCGAACACTTGCAATTTTCATGGTGGCATTTAGTTCTTGTGTGCACACACTCTCTATATTCCGTTTCTTCGACTTTTTCCGGCAACTTGATATACCTGCCCTGCTCCTCGGCATCCTCATAGTCTTTGAGTTTCCGATATACGGCATCTATTTCCTCGCAATCCGGTTCACATGCCCTTTCCCACAGTTCATCATCAATCCATGATGGATTCCTTTCTGTTGATCTTTCCATGTTGCTTCCTCGCTTTCTGCTTTTCCTTTTCCTCACATGGCTTACAAAGCCTACTACACCAACCGCATGGTGTTATGTATGGACATTCTTCTCCAAGTCTCATGCTATTCCTCACTTTCTGCCCGAAGCCAATCCAAAACACATGATTTGCAAGCCTCTTCAGGATGAGAACATTCCTCTACGCCCATGTGTTCTATGCAACTTCCAAATAATACTTCTGTCAACTCCTCATCCGTCATGCTTCTGATCCGGTCTGCATTGGTCTGTGGCTTTTAGCCATGCTTTTCATACACTCCATCATATTTCTACCTCACTAAATCCTTTGTTTTAGCAGATATACCTTTAAATTTCCCGGTGCGGCAATACTCTGCGGTATCAAAAAACATAATGCATCCATCGTCTTTTCCGGTATCGTCACTTCCTGCAAGTGCTATGCTTACACCGTTTCTTATCAGTGTATTTTTTAACAACATCATCACTGCTTCTATCTCCTGCTTGGTTTCGTCTGTCATTTCAACTGTACCCTCCTCTTTTTTCTACCTCTCTTTTCGAATTTATCGCACATTCCTACCGGACAGCCGCGTCTTAATCCTGTCTGTGAATAATATCCACACATGACCTCTGTTTGACTGTGCTTGTATGAGTAAATACATTTACGGCAGTATTTTACGCTTGTCTTTGTCATTTCTCCCATGTTAATAATCCTTATTTCACCACTTAATTTTTATTTTATATTTCCACTCGTTATCATCTTTTCAATGATTTCCTCCTGCATCCGCTCTGCTATATGATCCCGGACTGATTCTTCTGGAAATGCGATCTGATATGTCCGCTCCTTGATCCGGTTCGTGATCCGGTCATCGTAGGATAGCTTGTCCAGCGGATCATTACTCGTGAAAATCGTTACCTTCTGGTTTATGTACCGCTCGTTGATGATCTGATACATTTTGTCGTTGATCCATGCCGCCGGTGCTTCCACACCAAAATCATCAATGATTAAAATATCCGTTGTGGAAAGTGCATCTAAAAGCTGGCTTTCATTGCCTGCTGCATCCCTGCGCCATGTATTCTTGATTTCCTGCAAGATGGTCAGTGATACTGCAAATTTGACTGTATATCTTTTCATCAGTTCATTTGCAATCCCGGCAGCGATCCTCGTCTTACCGCTTCCCTTTGTCCTCGACCAGATATACAGTCCCATGCCTCTTTCCTTCTGGCTCTCAAAATCATCCAGATAGGTTTTTATGATTTTACAGGCATCTGACACCATCTTTTTACTTTCCTGCTTCCTGTACACATCCATTCGAAACGATCTCAGATCCATCCCACGGAATGCCTCCGGTATATCTGCGAATCGCAACCGCCTTGACATGACCGCTTTCTCACGGCACTTACACGGTACTGCTATTTCAACTCCGTCTTTTATTTTCAAGATCCACTCCCGACCTTCGCAAATTGGACACACATCAGAATCCTTGGAAGTCTCCGGTGTCTCCGCATTCCTGCATAAGTTCGTTGAGTGATTTTTCATGCGTTCCAGTATCTCTTCCAACTGATCCATCGTTCTCTCCTTTCAGGTACTGCATAAACAAGTTTTCTCGTAAAAAGTTCTCCGGCTTTTTAATATACCGCTCTGCTGTTTTCTCCCGTCTGCATATATCTGCATAATTCTGTGCGGCCAATACCAGATCATCTTCCGGTACACCATCCAGTACCGCATTGCAGTATTCAGTTTCAACAAGACAGCCAGTGCACCGTTTCGGATAGACCGCGGCAAACTCTGCATACCGTTCCACGGGGGATATAGGGGGTGTATTTTGTTTATGTTTATGTCTTTGTTTATTAATAGGTTCACTTTGTGGTTCAAACTGTGGTTCAATTTGCAGTTCACTTTGTGGTTCATCTTGTGGTTCATTTTTACTGTAATTTTGAACCACAAGACTATTTATTTTATATTGTGCTGCAAGATTCCCACCGCGCGCTTTCCATTCGATGAACCCATCTGTAGCAAGCTTGTTTCTCGCTCTCTTTAATGCTGATGCATTTAATCCAGACCGAAGTCCAAGGACTGACGAGGCTACCGTAAACGTATCTGGCCACCCTGCTTTATTCGCTATGGACATTAACGCATGCCATAAGGCGATTGCAGTGTTGGGCTGCGGGTTTAGTTCGAGCCTGTCGTAAAATGCTTTTATCTCAGCTAAATAGTTCAAGTTTCCACCTCCCGAATCCGAACTTCAATCCGTGGATTTTCAGCATCTATACGAAATTCATCAGAGAATCCACAGATCTGCTCCCAGCCATCATTTTTTAATACATGGCAGTTAACTAATGCATCCTGGCTCACTTTTCTGCCGAATGACGATATATTGTCCAGATCACGCCTTTTATTCTTTTCCACCCACAGATATTCCATAAATACTTTTTTATTGATATTTACGTCTCTCAGGCACTTTCTGATGTACACAGAAACAATAGCTTCATTCTGCTTTTTCATCTCTCCGCCTTTATATCTGCTTGCCTTATCCGCACGGATAAAATCATTCAGATTATCCAGTCTCTCTGGAATGATTAGTAAGTATTCCAATCTCACGCCACCTTTCAAATGTCATTTTCATCGAGAGCCGCTTCTTTAGAACCGCTCTAGCTCTATGTAAATCTTTTGCAAGATATTCTTGAAGTTCTTTCTCATCCACCGGATCACCGGGGACTGGTCTGTAATAACCATTGCCAACGTTAATGATGCAGTCACCTTCGTTGTTCGCACTCTCGACCATTTTTCGAAACTTTCTGTCTTTTACCGGGTTTGACATTCTAGCCATTGGCTATTTGTGTCCATAGGGAATATCGTTGATCGTATTCATTAATCCCCTTTCTTCTCCGGGACTAAACCCGGAGATAATAACCAGCTTCCAATAAATCGTGATATATTATTTTCTGCATAAATAGGTTTCTTTCTGCCGGACGGCAAGGTGTTCCAACCCTATAACCACGACTTTCCAAAAATATCTCTGAAATCTTCTCTTGTGCCGTAATGAGATTCAAAATATTCCTGCGCCATAGTTTTTAATTTCAGATCAATTTCTTTTGCATTTGCTCCCCTCTGCGCTCCGTTAGGATGCAGATCAGGTCTGAGCGGAATAACAAAACCATACTTTTCACTGTTTTTACGGTTTGAACTTCCAAAGATATGATGTCTTTCCACCGGATATGTTCCGGTAAAATAACAGTGATCCATATCATCCGTGAACACGCTCCAAAGCTTTTTACTCATGTTCCCCACTCCTGCTTCATACGTTCCAATTCATCCGGTGTAGCTGTCTCAATGCCAAGTTCCTTTGCTTCTTCAACAATCCGGTCTATAAAGTGGCTCATTTCGACAGTATCGTATTCGCTAGATCCTTTGATCATCAGATACGAAGCAAATTTCCCATTGTCTTTAATATATTTCCAATGACCATCAACCTTTGACATGTCAACTGATTTTTTTACTGTAATCGTGATATATCCGTCTTCATCTTCATAGAACGCTCCGTATTTCTGCAACATTTCCTCATAGACTTCATCCTTGCTGGAATAGATGTCTTTGCTATTGGCAATCTTTGTCATGAGCACCCATGCATAAGCATTAGCATCAAGACTTCTTTTCTGACGATACTTAACTGCCTTAATCTGCAATAAATCATCCGGTTTTAAATGCTCAATCTGCTTTGCTGCTGATGCGTCAACCTCAAATGTAAGGATGATGCCTTGTCCATTGAATGTACGGCTCGCTCCGGTCAGTTTTCCTGTAGTATCCATAAGCTACTCTTCTTTCTTTTTCTTATACCAGCACTTAACCTGTTCAATGATCTTAGCAGCCATTTCACTTGATAGGTCTGAAGTCTTTTCAAAATGATATTTTTCTTTCAGCGTTTTCCAGATATCATTGGATGTAGCATTCTCACACATATCAGAATACGCACTTACAAAATCTGTCATTGTCCTAAGCTGTTCTACGGTTGCTGGAACAAAATCATTCTTTGGTTCTACCGTATGGCTTTCTGAATCTGGATCCTGCATCTCTTCGGTAGGAATACAGAACACTTGGAAACAAGCATATTTAAACGCAATCGCCATAGCTTTATTCGTTGCCTTATCTCCGGAATCCATGCCCTCACCGATTGTTACCGCCGTGATACTGCTTCCATCTTCCGCATAAAAGGTATATTTAATCTTGCAGACCGAATAGATCAGCGTTGCACCTTTTATGGATTTTCTTTCTTCTCTGGTCTGTTCTAAGACCTCTGGAACGATAAATATATGATTGTTGACCAATGCCGGATTGATTGCATTCATTACCGCATCAATTCCGCGGTATTTAAACCCCTGCGACTTATTCAAATCATTTTTTCCAACCGCACCGATTTCTTCCATGCACTTTGATATTGCCTGATATATGTTCATCTGTTTTGCTGTCTCTGCCATTATCGTACTCTCCTATACTTAATTTCTAAGCTGCGCATCTGTGCTTCCAACTGCACGATCTGGAACGGATCAGCAATAATCTCATAAACAATTGAATCATTAACCGGCTTCGGCTCAATAATTTTTTCTTCCGGTACAGTCTGCGCAACTGGTGCTTCCTGCATCGGAGTATCAGTAGCAGAACTAACCTCTGATGCCTTACGTGCTTCCTCTTCGGCTTTTCTTTTTGCTTCCTCTTCCTGTCTGCGCAAAATCTCTTCTTTCTGTTTCTGATACTGATTCATGACCTCAATAGCATCTGATAATTCTAAGGTTGCCTTGTATTTCTCAATCCCCTTATCCTCAAACTCTGATCCCATGCTGCGGATAATACCGAGGTCTTTTTCTACATGATCCACTCTCTCTGTAATGGCTTCTGTGATCGCTTTCTTTGTAGTGGTGGCATTCTCCCACTTGCTATCATAAATTCTCTGTAACGGAAGATATCCGCTCGCTTCCTCATGCTCTGCCATGATCTCCGTATAGATTTCAGAAATCAGCGCTTTCTTTTCTTCCACACGCCTACGCTCAAATTCTTCCACCTGGTTATTAATAAAATTGATTGGTTCATCAATCAGATTGTCCAGTTCCTTTACCTGCGCTTCAAAATTTGTGTAGGGAATCATAAAAGATTTCTTCACTTCCAGTTTTTTATCGTTGACTGATTTTTTCAGTTTCCTGAGACTTGCAATTGTAATTTTTGCTTCTGCCTTAGAATCCTCTGTAAAAATCATATTTTTATAAATTTCCAGTTCGGAATTAAGTTTTTCCTTAATCTCCTCAAAATTAAAACCAATAACACCATTTTTCTGTTCTACATTTACTCTGATTTCTTCCATCTTTCTTTTATCCTCTCTTCCTCTGATTCAATATCTGCCATCTCTGCACGTCTGGCTTGTTTCTCATATAATCTGTGGCGGTGTTCTCTGTCCCTCTCGTACTCTTCGAGCATATCAAGGCTGTCCGGTATGTAATCACTGTACATTTCCCACCTCCACGGACTTAAACACGGTACCTGACCATTTCCTCTTTCTGGTCGTCTCCAATAATGATTTCCAGAACATTTTTGTCTAAGGTAAATATTCCACGAATATCTCCGTCTGCCGTAAGTCTTACACTTCCATCTTCCAGACCAAGGTTTTCAAGTAATGCCGATAAATCCTTAAGTCCGTCAATTAACTTTCCGGCATCCGTTCTGCATAATCTAGTTGCTGGCATTTAAAAATTCCTCCATTTCCATCTGTCTAAAATCTGTAGATAAAACCATGCATCTGACAGCTTTCTCACGCTGTTGATTCATGTACTGCTCGTCCCGGCATTCTTCACACATGTTTCCTTCGCCGGGATCTAAACTACATCCACAGATTCTGCATTTCCTGTAAATCATAAAATCACGCTTTCCAAAAATTTAACTACGTGTTATAATAAACGCAGAAGTACTTTTGTATTCCTACGTTTAAATAGCACCTGAGTTCGCCAAAACATTTAGGGTGCTATTTTTTTGTCCTCAAATTCCCAAAGGAACTCAACATCAGCGTCAAGCTTGTCCTTCCGGCGGATCATGTTAAAGTCTGCTTTCCGCTTTTCTTCCCGGCGGTTCTCCACGTCAAAGATCACAACTCCAATAAGTGCAATCACCGCACCGAGAGCTATTGCAATCAGCAGAAAAACATAATACATTCCATCCGCATCGAGCATTCCACCAAGAAACAGGATTCCAAGCCCTACCGCTATAAAAACTTTACTGATCTGCTTCATTCTTCATCTCCTTTCCACACATATCTAGTATTGAATACATGGAAAACAGGTTTAAAAACAACATTAAAGAATTGGCTTCCTTTATCTCCCAGTTTATTTCTTGATTCGAACAGCAGGCGGTTCTTTCAGTGCGTTATCTAATCCATAGTTGGCACAGATAATGCGCTTTGAAAGTTCCATGCGAATTTTAAAACCCTCTCCACCTGTACACGATATCTCAAAATAATCACAACCATTTCCAAAATCGACACCATTTAGCTTGAAAACTTTCTTTTCGGTATCAACTTCTAACGTTTTTATTTCCTGCGGCACTCCTGCCAGAATTTCTTCAAAAGTTCCCATTTCTTCTCTACCTCTCATCCAATAGCTATAAAAACTTTTGCTACATTTTTCATGATGCATTGTCCTTAACCACAAGCTTAATTCCTTCCTGTCTTTCGTAAATCTCTAACAGAATGTCCATAATCTTGGCTTTCCTCTCTGGTGTAATTTCCATGTCTGCTTTGTTCATAGGAATCTCCTTTCTCATTATTTAACGCTCCAACACATGGCAATCTGCTTGTCAAGTTCCGCCTGTTTCTTTGAGATTGCCATACCATCCGCAACACCGAGAATGTAGTTGAAGCTCACTTTGTCCAGCTGTGATACTGTTTCAGCTAATCTTGCAAGGGCCTTTTCCTTTTCTTCGTTCATCTGCTCACTTCCTTTCGTGTTTGTATTACCTTGTGTGATTATAATATCATACGTAGTTTGTATTGTCAAACATTTTTTAATATTTTTGTTTGACATTGTGTGATTTTTGTATTATTATACTAGTGGGAGGTGATAATAAGTGGATGAGCAAATAAAACAGTTGAGAAAATCGCTTGGAATGTCACAAGAAAAGTTTGCTAAAGAAATTGGTTTAACTAAAAATTTCATATCTTTAGTAGAAACTGGTCAAAGAAATCTATCAACCCAGTCGATCAAACTTATTTGTCGATTGTTTGATGTTAATAAGGAATGGCTAGAGACCGGAAACGGCGAAATGTTCATTCAAAAGACCGAGAATGAAAAGATAGCTGAATTTCTTGCAGATGTTCTGAAAGCCGGGGAAGACGACCAGCGGTACAAATTCATAACCGCTATATCACAACTGGATGAAGACGACTGGAACACAATCCAGAAGATGGCAGAAATGTTTGTGAAGAAGTAAAAAGAAAGACAAGGGCAATGCGCAAACCCTTGTCTTTTTCTTTTATCTTAAAAATCTCTTTATAAATGCATATATGGTTCGGAGATCATCCTCGTCCATGCACTTCTCTATTAATTCTATTATTTTCTCTTTAAGCTCTCCCATATCCAATACCACCTTTCTATTTGATACATAAAGTATACGAACGTATGTTCGAAAAGTCAATAACGCATCCATTTGTTTTTTATCCTAAACTTTCATTTTGCAAAAAAATGTCATAAAATAATGACAAAAATGTATTGTTTTATAATCATTTTGCTTTATAATGATGATATCAAAAGAAAGGAAAGGTATAAACGTATGGAACAAAACACAAAATTCTGTAAGCATTGTGGAGAGAAGATTGATATTGATTGTGTAGTATGCCCTAAGTGCGGAAAGCAAGTTGAGGATATTAAGAATTCAACCCCTGAAAGTATAATTATCAATAATAGTGCTAATTCTTCTTCTAGTTCTGCAGCTCCTGTTTATTCGAAAGCACCAAAAGCAAAAAACAAGTGGGTTTCATTCTTTTTGTGTTTGTTTTTAGGATGGTTTGGAGTTCATAAATTCTATGAAGGGAAAATTTTATTTGGAATTTTATATTTATTAACTTTTGGTTTATTTGGTGTCGGAGTTGTAATTGACCTTATATTAATTATATTGAAGCCAAATCCATATTATGTATAAAAATTATGCCCCTCTATTAATATGAGGGGTTTTTTAAGGGAGTTAAAAATGAACATAGCAATTTATCCAAGGAAATCAAAAAAAGATGATAATTCAGAATCAATGGAACAGCAAATAGACGATTGTAAAAAGTACATTGATAAAACTTACCATAATGCAAATATAATCGTTTATTCTGGCGATTATGCGATCACAGGGCATAGCACGGCAAAAAGAAAGGACTTTCAGCGCATGATGGATGATGTCAGGGCTGGAAGAATCAATGCAGTTGTTATTATGAGATACGATCGTATAGCAAGAAATATGAGAGATTTCTGTAACCTCTATCACGACATGGAAAGCGTAGGATGCAACTTAATATCAGTGAGTCAGCAGATCGATACTTCCACGCCATACGGAAAGAACTTCATGTACCAGATGGCAAACATGGCAGAATTAGAATGGGCGGTTATATCTGAGCGATACAAAGACACTGCAGCTTATAAGATCCGTGAAGGGAAAGCTTACACTGGCAGAGTGCCTATAGGATTCAAAATAGAGAAAATAGATGGTATAAAGAAAGTCGTACATGATAATGAGGAACAGACAAGGGCTATCTTTGATTATTTATTAGCAACCAAAAGCAAGCGCGGCACTGTTCTGTGGGTTCGTGAAAACTTCATCCCAGATTTTACTAGGCACAAATTGGACACAATGATCAAGTCAGATTTATATATTGGGAAAGTAAGGGAAAATGAAAATTTCTGCGAACCTTATTTTACCAAAGAAAAAATGGAAGAAATAAGAAGTGTCAATCAGATAAAATACGCTCCGTCCGGTCATATATATTTATTCAGTGGATTATTCCGTTGTCCTATATGTGGCAGAAAAATGTCAAGTTTTTACAGTATAGACAGGAAGACCAAAAAGCACCGGCAATATCAAAGATGCTGGTTTGGTGGAAATGAGAAATTGCACAAAACAAAATTAGTATCAGAAGCAAAAACAGAAAAATATCTTCTTGAAAATCTTGATGCAGCATTAAAAAATCTTGAATTTGATGTAAAAAAAGAAGCAGGTAAACCAAAGCGCAATTTGAATAAGAAACTTAATGATGCAATAGGGGAGCGTGACAGACTTAATTACCTTTTTGAAAAAGGAAGAATTGATATCCCAGAATACGAAAAGAAATACAGTGTCTTATCAGAAAAAATAAACTCCATAACTGAGGAGTTGTCAAACAACAAAGTTGTAAGGATTGAGGAATTTAAGAAGCAGATCCCGGAAGACTGGAAAGAACTTTACGAACAACTAGATCAAAAAGGAAAACAAGAATTTTGGCATAGAATAATAAAAGAAATTTATTTGAATGAAGCCTTTGAAATTACTGGCTTTATATTTTATATCTAGGACTTGTACTAAATAACTATTTCCTAGTGGTTAACATTAATTAGTACAAGTATATTAAAAATGGCGATTAGAAATTCTAACCGCCATTTATTTTACGCTTTTACAATCGCAGAGTCAAATCCTGCTGCTTTCAATTTTTCCTGCAAGGAAATAGCATTTGCTTTGTTGCGATACGCTCCGACCTGTACACGATAAATAGAATCTTTATCACCTACGCTTGTCTCTGATCCAGAAGTTGCAGCATCGTCATCAGATGTGTTATTGGATGGTTCAATGTACTGCTGTCCTGTAATTCCGTAAACAATCGCACTTGCCATGCTCTTATAATCATACAATGCTACATCGTCCTTATCATCCACAAAGCAACATTCAATCAGCATTGCCGGTGCTTTTGTTTTCCGGAGTACATACAGTTTCTTATTCGTTTTTACACCACGATTTTTAAATCCAAGCTTTGCAATCTCCATAGCTACGCTCTGCGCATAGTTTTTTGATTTGCTGTTATCGCTGTAAATATAAACCTCTGTTCCGGTTGTCTTTTCGTTTCCGTTCATATCTTTAGCACCTGCATTAAAGTGGATAGATACATCAAGATCAGCCACATGAGCATTGCATTTTCCTACGATGTTACAAAGCACGTTATTTGCACTTGTGCCATTGTCAACCGTACAGTCATACACGGTATGCCCAAGACCTTTTAACTGTCTGATAACCTCATTTTTAACATTTCTTGCTTCTGTTGATTCCCGGATGATTCCGATAGCTCCGCACGCTACTTTTCCGTCCGGGTTGTGTCCGGCATGTACGTTAATAACCATTCTTTTATTCCTCCTTCTTTTCAATATACTGCTTAAATAACTGGTGCAGTCCTGTGCTTGCTAAACCGCTGAATAAGCCACTTAATAAGATAGATGCTGTGATTGTCCATCCGTTGATCCAAATGGCTAAAAGCACACCTAATACCGCACAAATGGTAGGGATGTATTTATTATCCACATCCTTAATCCATTTTTTCACGACATAGCCTATACAAAGGCAAATGCCTACGATCACAGGCACCATAAATTCTGTCAAAAATCCTAAATCTGTCATGTTTAAATCCTCTCTTTCTGCTTCAGATGAAGCTCTTCAATCTCGTTTTTCATCTTTGTGACCATTCCATTTCCGCCCAACGCATGATAGGCATTGTACATTTCCATAAAATTCTGGTAGGCATAGGATGGAATTTCTTTGAGAGCCATGTATTTATCATGGTACTCGATCAGTTGTACTCGAAGCAAAAGCATCGTTCCTCTGCTATTCGCATCTCTGTCTGACTTCTGGTTTTTCAAAAGCCACACTATGTATCCCATAAATGCTGTCAGAACGATAGGCAAAGCAATCGTGTACGTTTCTTTTAACATCTCCATTGGATCATCTTCCTTTCTTTTGTATAATTCAATTATAATATTTCAGAATAATTTTTTTGTTCCATTTTACTTCGCATAACCAGAGTTTAACTTACAATTATTTATCTGTATGCAGAACTATACAATTCATTTAAAAGACACAAAGGATAACTAAATTACCTTCCAATCACTCCAGTCAGAAATATTTGGATTATAAGCTTTAATCCATGTCCTTCCCGGCGAAGGGTATGCCTCAGTCAACCTTACGATTACTTTGTAGTCTTTTGGAACACTCTTAATCGTCAAAACTTCTCTATATGCGTAAAATGCACCATCGGTAACGGGGGAATTTAATAATTTAGATGCGTCTTCTGTGGCAATCACTCCATAACTATTAGATTCTCCTGTTGGATTTGTAAAGTCTATAATCAAGACATCAGTCAGTAATCGGTCACTGCCTTTACAAAAGTTCTGTTTTTTACTAACAGCCTGGATTCCTTCGTTTAACAAACCTAAACTCTGGTTAACCTCATCAAACCCACCCTTAATCCTGTTCTCCAGATCATTCATCTCTTCCGCAGAAAATGCATTTCCCTCTGCTGAGATCTGTCCCTCTGCTCTCGCTACGGTCACAAGTTCCGTGCTGCCGTCCTCATGTGTTAATTTTCTTCTGTTTGGGTACTCGGAAATACGATTCACCCATGTTTTTAAACTAAATGCCATGATAAAATCCTCTCTTTCTTATAAAAGTAATCCAATGCTCTGTCCTGCATAGATTTCTTCACCTGCGTAATGGACAAAGTTTGAATTATAAACTTCATAAATGTCATGTAATATTTTCTCAATATCATTGATTTTCTGGTACGTGTTAATCGGCTGCTGTGGAACTTCCGGTGTCTCTACATACCGATAACCGGCATTCCTCAGTGCTGTGACGTTCTTTAAAAGACTGTCAAAATATGTTTTATTCGGATATGTTGGGAGATTATCCTTACAAGTGACCAGAGAAATGTTCAGTAATTGTGCAATGACATAGCAGTTGTTTTCATTCCGCTTGACATCAGACAGATTAAAAGCCCCTTTCATGCCGTTAATCCACTCTGTTTTTTCATCGTCTGTCATATTCTCCCAGCCTATATTCCGAAGTTCCTGTACACGGTCTACATCCGCCTGTGTACGATCATACACAAACCACGGAAGAATATACTCAATCGTATTCTCGTAGGTACTCTTATTTCCTGCCTCATCATACATTTCAAGATATATATGGTATAAGCTATCCTCTGCCACATCTACCGTTGCACGCCACTTCACCGGATATGCTTCATCCTGGATAAAAACTGTCTCAACACCATTTACAGTTCCGGCAACATAAGCGATGTCTGTTGACAGTTCAAAGCTGATCGTTCCGGATGCCATCAGCTTACCTCAACCGTGATAGCTACACTTGCACTCGTACTTACCGGATTTGGCGAAAGTGTGATTCCCTTTAATTCTGGCACTGTGGTATCAAGCTTGACGCTCAGTGTGATGCTTGTCGTCTGACCGGCTCCGTCCTTTGCAGTCACCACAATGCTGTTTGTTCCCTCTGCAAGTGTCACAGCCTTTGTAAAACTTCCGTCTGATCCTACTGTTACTGTTCCAAGACTTGTGCCATTTAAAGTCATTGTCAGTGTGATCGGACTTGATGTTGCATCATTGGTCTTTCCTGTCACGTTCAGTGCTGCTTTATTTGTGATAAATCCAGCCGTAGGTGATGAAATCGTAAGTGTTGGCGGCACAGTATCAATCGTGAATGATGAAGAAACCACCGTTGCCGCATTGCCGTCATTATCTGACGCATTGATCGTGATAGTGTGGTTTCCATCATTAAGTGCCGTCTGTGGCGTAAATGTAAACTGATAACCATTTGTAATCCCTTTGCTTACCATTCCTGTGCTTGAAGTTGTGTATGTAGTGCTGTCTACTTTAATTTTTACAGATGACAGCTTAACTCCTGATCCACCGGCTTCATCCACGACTTTAAATGTGATAGGCTGCTTATTGTTTGTCACATGTGCGCCTTTTGATGGAGATACCAGTGTAATTTTAGGCTTCATCGTTTCTTTTACAACCAGTCTCAATGCTTCTCCCAAGGTGGCATCTGTAGCATCTTTCGTAACTACAGTTCCTGCATCATTGGTAATCTCAATTTTAATCGGATAATACTTGTTGGCCAGATTGTATGATGTGGTTGCAGGGGCTGTAATTGTTCCAACCCATTTTCCATTACTTAAAGTAAGATTCGTCCACACTCCATCAACCTGTACCCTTACTTTTACAATTGCCATTAAATCACTCCTATCTCCTGTCCAGCTATAAGTTCATGATTGCTGGACCTGGTATATTTTGTTTCTGTGTAATATGTCTCTACATCATCTGCCACAACCGTTATTGTTACTTTGGTTTTCGTTGTGACTTTCTGACTGGATAATTTTGCGCTATATATAATTGGTCTCATTTCCATTAGATGATCACATCTCCTCCCGTATATAATTCAGTTCCGGCAAATACATCCTCAGTAACGACAATTGAGTACCCCATGCACGTTGCCGTTGCGATAAATCCACCGGTCAAATCAAGCGTCTGGCTTTCAATCAATGTTGTCGATGTCTTGCCACCGATGGAATTTATATTCGCCCAATTTCCTACCTGCTCTAAGTCAACCAGGTACTTCATTCCCACCTTTTTTCTCAAGGCATGATAATCCAAAAGATAAGCGGCGATATCAGGTAATATATCAGCATTATAAATGGTACATCCACTGTACTTCTTTATATTTTCTGTCTCCCCGGATTCGATTTTATCTACACGTTTCTCATAAGAAAAAGTCGTGTTTGCATATTTAATACCTGTAATATGGCACTGTCCGGCATCCGGCATGTTAATGATGAGATAATTTGTTTTTACTTCTTTCAGCGTGCCGACACTTGCCGTGATGGACGATGGAAGATATGGACTTGAAAATGTAATCTTGGTATCTCCGGCCGGCAATGTTTTCTTATAAATGTCTGAGTTTTTTTCTTCCAATGCATAGTTTTTC